GTCGCAGGCATGGCGGTTAAGGCTCTATCTGGCGCTTTATTTGGCCATGAAGACGGCACGGAAGAAGATATTCAGGCGGCCTTGGCTAACCCAACGGGTGATCAGCTGGCCGCTCTCAAAAAGATCGACGCCGATTTCAAGACGCAAATGAAGTCGTTGGACATTGATCTGGAGCGGATTGCTGCGGATGACCGTAACTCTGCCCGACAAATGGCGATTGCTACACATGATTGGACGCCACGCATTTTGGCTATAGTGGTCATTTGCGCTTGGGTGTTTATCCAATGGCACCTATTGAACAGCACTATCCCTCCTGAGATGCGGGAGTTGGTGGCTCGTGTTCTTGGTACGCTTGATGCGGCTTTGACTTTAGTATTGTCCTATTATTTTGGTGCGGCGCATAAACACGAGGATCCGCCAAAGTGAATACCAATTGGCCTAAATGCTTTGCTCTCGTCCTTAAAAACGAAGGTGGATACGTTGACAACCCTGCCGACCCCGGCGGGGCTACCAACCTTGGCTGCACAAAAGCAACTTGGGAGGCATGGGTTGGCCATCCTGTGACCAAAGACGATATCAAGGCGTTAAAGCCTAACGATGTCATGCCTCTGTACAAAACAAAGTATTGGGATACAATTAAAGGTGACGATCTGCCGGAAGGCGTGGATTATGCCGTCTTCGATTTTGCCATCAACTCGGGGCCGTCCCGCGCAGCAAAAACCCTTCAGTCGGTACTCAGTACCAATCCAGACGGGCAAATCGGACCCGCCACGTTACGCGCTCTTGAAGCGTCAAACCCTCGTGAAGTTGCTACAGCGGTATGCGAAGCCAGATTAGCCTTCTTACAATCACTGCCAACTTATGGTACCTTTGGCAAAGGCTGGTCACGTCGGGTGTCAGAAGTAGAACAAACCGCATTTAACATGGTGTAGACATGGATTATAACACCTACGTCCAGCAAATAGCGACAATGGCGGTGGTTCCTACAACGGACACCAACTTCCAGATCATTTTGCCTCAAATGATTTCCTACGCCGAACTGCGGATGCAGCGTGACCTTGACTTTTTGTCAACCCAAATCAGCAACTCATCTTATTCTTTGACGGCAGGCAACGGCACCTTAACGATTCCTACGTCTCAGTTTGTGGTCATGGAAACCTTTGAAGTCATTGACGGCTCAGGTAGTTCAGCCCCCTTGTTGCCAGTCGGCAAAGAATTTATCCAAAACGTATACGGCACGGGATCGGCTACGGGGCTTCCGCAATACTTCGCTGTCTACGGTGGTGATTCGGCGTCAACTGGTCTGACTAATCAGAATATGATTGTTGGCCCTATTCCCGATCTTAACTATGCCATTCGCCTGACAGGAACCGTGCGTTCTGCTCCGCTATCGGCCACAAACACGCAAACCTATATCTCGGTCTATTTGCCGGACATGTTTATCATGGCGTCCATGATCTATATCTCGGCCTACCAACGCAACTTCGGCCGTTTGAACGATGATCCTGCCATGGCGCAGACGTATGAAAGCCAATATCAAAGCCTTCTCAAGAGCGCGATGGTCGAAGAGAACCGCAAGAAGTTTGAATCTGCCGCATGGACTTCTTATTCGCCTGCTCCTTTTGCCGCTCCAACGAGGTAATTTATGCCTCATAATACAATCAAGCTGAAGCCCGGCATTGAAACCAACACCACTCCGGCGTTGAACGAAGCCGCATATTCTGCTTCGCAGTTAATTCGTTTCCTGCCTGAACGCAATGGCTACGGTTTGGCGCAAAAACTTGGCGGTTGGGTCGCGTACTATGCTTCTGCCATCGGTTCAAAAATTCGTGCGCTAAAAGGATGGGCCGATCTTAACGCCAACAACTATCTTGGTATTGGTGCGGAATCTTCGCTCAACGTCTTAACGAGTGGCAATCTCTCCAATGTCACCCCGCAAACGACCATTACCAATTCTGCGCCAAATTTCTCAACCACCGCCGGATCAAATGTTGTTTCCGTTGTTGATTATGGCCTGATTGCATCAACCTTAGATTACGTTAATTACGTTACACCCGTTGCGGTTGATGCGCTTGTTTTTACAGGCCCATACCCCGTTTACACGGCATCGGTTGCCAATAGCGTAGCCACAACAGGCGCATCTGGTAATGGCACAACCGCCACCATAACTTTTGCATCTCAGGCCAACCCGCCAGTGATTGGATCATATGTTATCGTCAGCGGCGTTACGCCAACGGCATACAACGGGACTTGGAAATTAACGGGTGCAACGTCTACGTCAATCTCATTTGCCTCAACCGCAACTGGATCTCAAACGGTAGCAGGTACGGTTCAGTATGGCGCAAACTATTCAATCTTAGCCGCGTCTAATGCTACAACGACCGTTTCAAGTGGTGGGGCTTCCTACTCGTTTACCACAACGAGTGGTTCTTCAATTGTAACGGCTACGCTTGCCAATCACGGTTATGCTGTGGGCGACGAGTTTTACATTGGCGTATCCACGGCTGTCGGTGGCGTAACCCTGTTTGGCCTCTATTCCGTATTGACCGTTCCGACATCAAGTACTTTTACTTTTTCCGCAGCCAACACGGCTACGTCCGGCGCAACGGTATCAATCAACAGCGGTAACATTAAAGCTAATTTTTATATCGCAATTGGGCCGCAACCTACTGGCACGGGTTTTGGTGTTGGTGGCTTTGGTACGGGTGGTTTTGGTGTTGGTACGGCTCAACCTTCTGTCCCCGGCACCCCGATCACAGCCACCGATTGGACGCTTGATAACTTTGGCCAAGACCTAATTGCCTGCCCCGCAGGTGGAACGATCTACTATTGGCAACCCAATGGCCAACTTCAGACCGCGCAATATCTCGGTGGCAACTGTCCTCTTGTGGCAAGCGGTGTATTCGTTGCGATGCCTGAGCGCCAAGTGGTGGCATACGGATCCTCGTTCACGCTTGCGGCCGATCCCTTGTTGGTTCGGTGGTCCGACATTGGTGACTTCACTGTTTGGAATGGAACAGCAACAAATCAGGCAGGATCTTATCGTATTCCTACGGGGTCCAAGATCGTTGCAGGTATTCAGGGGCCACAACAGGGGCTTTTATGGACTGACCTTGACCTTTGGGCCATGCAATATGTTGGCGCTCCGTTTGTGTATGGGTTTAACAAGATCGGTTCTAACTGCGGTGCTATCTCTCAGCATTGCGCGGGGCAAATGAACGGTGCCGTCTATTGGATGTCGCAAAAACAATTCTTTATGATGGTGGGGTCAGGCGTTCAATCTATCCCATGCCCGATCTGGGACGTTGTTTTCCAAAACATCAATACATCTTACCTTTATAAAGTAGCTTGCGGCGTAAACAGCCAGTTCAACGAAATTACATGGTACTATCCATCTGCCTCGTCCACCGAGAACGATAGCTATGTCAAATACAATACCGTCCTTCAACAGTGGGACTACGGTTCTCTTGGCCGGACTGCTTGGATTGATCAATCTGTGCTTGGGTCTCCTATTGGTGCTGGGTCTGATAATTACTTATATCAGCACGAAATAGGAAACGATGCAGCCAACGGCACCCAAACAACCGCCATGCTATCGTCTTTCCAGACGGGTTATTTCCAACTTAACGAGGCCGACAACTTGATCTTTATTGATCAGATATGGCCTGACATGAAGTGGGGAACGTATTCTGGTAATCCAAATGCGACCGTGCAGATTACATTCTACGTCACTAATTACCCCGGCGATACACCTGTTCAGTACGGCCCTTATACAATGACGCAAGCCACAGAATACATATCTGTCCGCATCAGGGCGCGTTTAATGGCGTTTAATATATCGTCCAATGACGTTGGTACGTTCTGGCGGCTAGGTGCAATCAGATACCGCTATCAGATTGACGGGAGATTTTAATGGGTGCGTCACTTGACGATATTCTCACCACACAAAAGAACGGCGTTATTGCGATCAATAACCTTGCGAGTTATTTGCAAAGCATTGTGTCTGAAATAACTAATGTTGTTCCAACAACATCTTCAGCGCCAGTTGTAGCTACAACAACTCAAGTGTTTACGGGAAAAGGGCTTCTATACAGCATATCCATACCGTTAACGTCCGGCTCTAACCAAGTGCTTTTGTATGATTCAGCAACAACCGGCGGCATAGCAAATTCCAATTTAATTTATTCTTCTTTGCCAGCCAATGCCGCTAACTTTGTCCCGTACCGAGACATTCGTATTCATGTTACCAATGGGCTGGTGGTTGTTGCTCAAACTGGTATGTCCGCTGTCGTTTCTTACACGCCAAATATCTGAGGTCATCATGCCATTAGCACACGGTAAATCTCAAAAGACGATTAGTAAGAATATAAGCGAAATGACCCGTGCGGGTCACCCACATGATCAGGCGGTAGCGGCTGCGCTTAATATGGCCCGATCGGGAAAAGCAGAGGGTGGTCCCATGGATTACCGCAAAGCCAATTTAAACATACCTCATATTGAATATCCTATGCATGCCGAGTTAACCCACAAGGGTCCAATTCATAGTCCGGTTGCGGGGCGTACCGACCACTTACCAACCAAACTTGATTCGGGGTCATATGTCATACCTGCCGATATCATTTCGTCCATGGGCGAAGGCAACACGATGGCAGGGTTCAAGATTGCTCGGCGCATGTTTTCAGGAAAACCCTATAGCCAACAAAAACAACCTTATTCCTCCGAAGGAATGCCATACGCCCAAGGTAAACCTTATGGTGCTCGAGCCTCGGGTGGACGCGCTCCCGTTGAAGTGGTGGTTGCAGGTGGGGAATATGTTATAACGCCAGAAGAAGTGACCCAGTTAGGCAATGGAGATATTGACCACGGTCATGAAATCCTTGATCATTTTGTTACTGGATATCGTAAAAAAACCATAGAAACGCTTAAAAAGTTACCCGGACCTAAGAGGGATTAATGGCCGAAGAACTTAAAATACGACTTGGAACACCAGAAGACGAATCAGCAATGCTAGACCTTGCCCTACGGGCGTGGGAAGAAAACGGCATCAAGGGTGTCAACCCTGAAAAGATGCTTGGTATGATCAAACCCGCTTTATATCTGTGGCAGGGGCTTGTTGGCATCATTGGTAAACCCGGCGAAAAGATTGAAGGAGCAGTCCTTCTAAGAACGTCTCAGATGTGGTATTCTGACGAATGGATGCTTGAGGAAAAAGCTATATTTGTTGATCCTGAGTTCCGTAGCGCAAAAGGTGGACGTGCGCGTAAACTATGCGAGTTTTCCAAGAAGGTGGCCGATGATTTGGGTATCCCCCTCATTATTGGCGTTCTTTCTAATCACCGTACTGAGGCAAAGGTCCGCCTGTACGAACGTCAATTTGGGCCTCCTGCGGGGGCTTTTTTCTTATACAATGTCCAAACAGGACACGATGAGCACGTAACGGAGCACTAAAATGGGCGGCAAAACCGGAACCACTACCCAACAGGTATCCATACCTCCCGAGGTGCTGGCTCGGTATAACTCCGTTAATGCTCAGGCTCAACAGACGGCTGCACAACCATTTCAACAATATAGCACTGATCCAAACGCATTTGTTGCCCCATTAAATCAACAGCAACAGGCGGGTATTGGTAACATCAATCAATATGCCACTTCGGCCCAACCCGCCTACGGCGCAGCCCTACAAGGCACGGCACAAGCCTATCAAGGTTATAACCCACAAAACTACCAACAGGGCGTGGCGGGGTATATGAATCCCTTCGTCAGCCAAGCCATGGGTTCAACTGCCGCTTATTTACAGAACCAAAATCAACAACAACAGCAACAGATTTTGGGCCAAGGAATATCTGCCGGAGCGTTCGGTGGCGATCGTGGTAAAATTGCACAGGCCGCATTAGCAGGACAACAAAATCTTGCAACAGGTAACGTATTAGCCAACATGGCTTCTACTGGTTATCAAAACGCCGCTCAAAACTATATGGCAGGTCTTGGTCAACAGGGTGCTCTTGCTGGGCAACTTGGAACATTGGGTGCGGGTGCTCAAACGGCAGGTCTTGCTGGGGCGCAAGCACAATTGGGCGCAGGTACTCTTGGTCAGCAAACCCAACAGGCAGGCAACACGGCCCTTTACAATCAGTTCTTGCAACAACAGGCCTATCCGTTCCAAGTGGCACAATTCTTGGCAAATATTGCAGAAGGTACTGGCGCACTGTCTGGTTCCACCACAACCACGCAACAGCCTATGCCGTTCTTCTCCGATCGACGCCTTAAAGAAGACATTAAGAAAATTGGTACAGCCTATAACGGTCTTCCAATTTATACTTATAAGTACAAGGGCGATGATACTGAACAGACCCATATTGGCTTTATGGCCGATGAGGTTGAGAAAAAGCATCCAGAAGCCGTAGGGTTGGCAGGTGGTTATAAAACCGTAGATTATGAGAAAGCCTCTCGTCCCGCGCATTATAGCGGTGGATTGGTGTCCGAGGGCGGTGCCGTTGGCATGCAACACATGGGTGAAGGATATGCGGATGGTGGCTACGCCGATACAACTGCGTTTGGCAAGTACGATCCCTATGATATTAATTCATTTTATAATTTGTTGAACCGTCAACAGACCGCTTTAAAAAATCCCAATGCAGCTTCTATGAGGCAAATGGGTGGTGAACCGGGTCTTGCGGGGCGTGTTCCTGATTCTAAAGTTTCAGTTGGTCAATTAATGACCGCAGGTTCTGCACCGTCAATGCCAGAGAGCGTGTTGCAACAAGGTTTAGGTGCCGCTGACGAAATTGAGCAGGGTGGTAAATTATTCACGGGTGCTAAGGATTATCTCAATAAAGCCTATGAATATATGAAGACCTTGGACAAACCTACGCAGGCTCAAGGTGGTCTTGTTGGATATGCCGATGGTGGTGATATTCCATATGAGACATCCAATGACCCCATGGAAAAAGTTGCAAAGAATAGTCAGCAACCTGAAAGAAAACTTGCTACAGCAGCCAATCCTCCCGGCAATCCTTCTCAATCTGGGTTGGGCATGGGGGACTTATTAGGCGCAAGTAAATTGGCGGGGTCTATGGGCGGTTTAGGCGCTACGTCTCAACTTCCCGGCTTATATAGTGCCGCCTCTGCTCCATTACCTGATGTTGTTGGCGCAATGGCAACGGGCGGAGAAGAGGCTTTTGCGGCTCCTGAAGCGGCTAGTGGTCTTGGTGCGGCGATGTCTGGTATTGGTGATGCGGCTATGTCTGCGCTCCCAATTATTTTAGCGCCATTTGGGCTTTCATCAGGCGGTCTTGTTCCTCGTGAACACCATGCTGATGGCGATGTAGTTGGT